TAACTAATACTGACTAAGCTTGTAGTATTTTTGAGCCGATGGCTTTAAAGACAGGGGTTCGACTCCCCTCGCCTCCACCAATTTAAAATGAGATTATATAATATATATGGAAAGCTTCAGTCTAAAAACGTTAGCAAATATCTTGTAGATTGGGATTCCAAATCTAGATCAAAACTACAATTTAAAACAAAACAATTCCTAAAAACTATCTGGGATGGCCAAATAGTTTATGAAGAATTTCCTGTGTTTGGTTCCAAAATGAAGGTGGATTTTTTAAATGCTACCAAAAAAATAGCCATTGAAGTAAACGGCCCACAACACTCTAACTTTAATAAATTTTTTCATAATAATTCTCGCATGAATTATTTAGAGTCTTTAAAAAGAGACCATCAAAAATCCTTGTGGTTAGATCAAAATAACTTTACTCTCATCGAACTTGAAAAAAAAGAAGTCGATAATATTACTAGACAACTTATATATGAAAAATTTAACGTAAAAATATGAAAAATTGCTGTCCCGAAACTGAAAGAGAAGTGCTTGCTGGAATTATAACAAACTCCAGTGAATTGATTCGTAACAAAAAAATCTTACACGCAGACTTATTCCATATCCCTGAACATCGCTCTATCTATGAAGAAGTAGTTAGACAAATAGAGGAAGAAAGAAGGGTTTCATCCGATTCTATGAGAAACAAGTTTGAACAACTTGGGTGGAAAGATAGAAAAGGTAATAAGATTTCTGATTTAATCAATGCTATCTGCGTAATCCCTCCACAACCAGAAGAAATTTCTGAATTAATACTACAATTAATAGACCTTGATTATACTAGAAAAGTAGGAGAAGCCTGTACTAAAATAAAAAAAGTATCTAGCGACAATCTTAGTCTTATTGAAAAAAATGAACAAATAAATCGTTTAGTATCTGATTCCATGAGAATCCCAGTTACGCAAGGCGAAAAGCCAAGCAAGCTTTGGGATAATTATGTTGAACAAAAAGAATATGATGCAGCCAACCCCGAAGATAAAGAGGAAATTGGATATGATTGGCCCTACAAAACTGTATCAGAAATTTATGGTAAAATAAGGAAGGGTTGCGTACATGTCATTGTAGCTCGTGGCGGC